GTTGCCGGCATACTTAAACGGAGATAATACCTTTCACGAAGTGCATCGTCCGTTTCCTCATCAGTACCGCCCTCGATAGCTTTGGGATTGGTGATTGACTTCACATTCGCATTTGATGTTACCATCGTTGTAACTGTGTTTTCGGAAGTGTTACCGCTTTCTCCCGCTTCAACAGCAACAATAGGCACGGTTGCTTTATTCTTTACTGTTACATCTGAAACTACCTCGTATTGCACACCGTCCGCCGAAACCAAAGTACCCGAATAAATCGTGCCTTTGCCCGTAACCTCAATATATCCGCTTGCTTTCTGTGCCTTTTTGCGAGTTAGGTCAGTCCATTGTTGTACATAGGCATCAAGCTCATCACCTTGCAGATTTTCAATATTCAACTTATCGGCGGTATCCGTCAAAAGCTGTAGTAACTCATAAATCTTCATAGCAAAAGCCTTGAACATCTCCCACAGCCAAGTGCCTTTTAATTTCGAGTATGTGCTTGGCATTTCCGATAGCATATCACTTTGAATTTCCGATATTTCTTCATTATAATTCATAGCAATCCTCCTAATTTATAGTGATTGATTTGTCCGTTGAGTTGTATTCAACGCTATGTCCTGTTTCCTTGGCAAGTTCACGCACATAGCAATAAGCGTTGCCATTGTAAATTTCGGTGTGAATATCAAGCAATTTTCCGTCTGCCGTCACTCTCTTTTTCTCCGCATTCCAACCAACTTCAATACCCAAAACTTCAAACATATCTCTTGCTCGCACAAGGTTGTAGCCGTCCTTGTTTACGGCACTTAAAGCCATTGACGAATTGCCAACATAAGCCGTAACAGTTGAAAATTCAACCACCGTTCCATTGTCCTCCGATGTGCTATCCGTCAGAAATATGTACTCAACAAAACTAACACTACAACGGATATTTTCAATGGTGTCAAAACGGTATTTGAAGTTGCTGATTGAAACGGCAATGTTAAGCAACTCATTCAAGCCGTCAGTTACGACAACTCGCATAGGAATTTTATTTGCAGAAACATAACCTAAAAGGTTGAGTACCTCCGTGCCTGTGTTCTTTGCAAAATCATATTCCTTTGTCGGAAGAAACAACTCCAAAGAAAAACTCCTCGGCTTTTTATTGCCAAGGAGCGTAAGCGTTTTTGTGTGTGTTGTGAAACTCTCGTTTTGCAGTTCCTGTACGATGTCGGGAAGTTCATCGGGTATAACGGGAACTTCAACAACCTTTTCATTATTGTTATAGCTGAATAGCATTTTTACAGATGTCATTTTCCACCTCCAAATAAAAAATCCCAACAACGGCATTTCTGCTGTTATTAGGATAAAAAATTTAGCTATTATTCTAATTAAATAAGTCATTGTTACAACCGTTTGATTGCTTGAACAGGACAATATTCGTAGCAATTTCCGCAATGTAAGCAGTTATTGAACCTAATGTGGTATGTTTTTCCATCATCAATGCACCGTTGTGGACAGACCTTTTGACAAGTTCCGCATCCAATACAATTATCGGTAATCACATAACCTTTTTCTTCAACTGTGGCATCTCCAAATGCATATGTTTCTCGAAAAATCGGATGAACTCCTAAGTTAAAATATTCAACACTACCTCTATCTACCTTGAAAATAATACCAATTTCTCTGGTGTTATCCGGGTATACATTTGATAGGTAAGGTTGCTCTGCAAAAATAACATCTATCCACTTCTTTTGTTCTTCATCAGGAACAGGCATAGCTTTTGCGGTAACTCTAATCATTTCTTTGTATTTTGTGTAGCCAAGAATCTGGAGTCTCCCATCATTCAAAAGTTCACGACAGAAATTCTTTCCCCTCGCTGTAAAGAAATAAAATGCATTTTCTTCATAGTGAATCGCACTGATATTTCTAATCTGTGGATTTCCAGCACTGTCTACAGTAGCAAAATTCAATACTCCAACCAGTTGTAGTTTTTGAAAACAAGTTTGTAAATCCATATCATTGTACCTCCTTGCATATATAAATTTCGAATGACTATTTGCTTTATTATACTACAATCATACATTATTTTCAATCAAAATCGTCATCCAAGCCACCCAAAATCGTACCCGCCACACTCTGAAATACACTCTCCCAAGTATAAGGTTTTACCGCACCCCAAGTTGTATCTTTCAACTCACCCCAGTTAATACGCTCATATTTCAAACTAATATCAAGGTGGTAGGGTATCATTGTTTCAACTGTTCTTTTTACGATACCGAGGTACTTATTATTTTCCACCTTTAGAAAGTTGAGAATTACCGTCATATTTTCAAATGTGATTTCAACCTCCACACCCGGAACGGTGTTTGCTGTACTTTCTAAAAGTTCCTTTGTCGCTGTTCCCGTTCCAAGCAAACGAGTTCTGATGTAGGCTCGTCTTTTATCTATATCATCAAGTTTTTTGCTGATTGACATTTCATCTTCCTTAAGGTCAAGATACCAAGTCGAGTAGTCAAGAAACATCTGCTTGTAGAGGTCATTTATCTTGTTTTCGATTTCTGTCAGCTTTGCTGTCAGAGCGTTGATTAAATCAATTGTAACCTTATCTTTTCTGTAAATTTTATGTATCAAATTTAACATATTTCACCTCACAAATTCTCCAAACCACAACTCATAGTGTGAATATCTCCGTTTATTTTGTGGTTTACGGACTTAATTCTGTAATTGCCATTTATGCCGAGGTAATCATCAACTATGTGCATTACCCGTCCGGGACGAGCATCATCGTGACCGATAAAATCCATAGAAAGTTCACGCTTTAAATCGTTTTTATCTTTCAACTCATTGTTTGCAAGACTTTTGATGTTGGCGAGGTCATCGGAATTTACTGAATAGTTTTCAGAAAGCAAGCCGTATTTTTTTATACTCTCATCGTCCTTAACCGTATACTCTACGGCAGGAAGATTTCCTGTAGTCTTGGAATTGATAACCGCTGTTACTTGGTTTTTCATTTCTTCGATTGAGTGAGTATATTTTCCTCTGCCGTGAGCATTTCTGTCGGTTACATCAAATGCGGCAACATTGTATGCCGGTTTGAAAATATAGTTAATAGGCTCGGTCGGTAATTGGAATACATAAATTTTATCAGACCTCAATTCGTAATAATACTTTTTTCCGTCATTATCCTGCTGAATTTTAATCAGTTCCTTAATCACCTCATTAAGATTTTTGATGTACACACCCGTAACCTTTGCCGGCATATCGCATACTTCACCGATTGGTATATTTACTTTTGCAAACAATTCTTTCAAGCATTCGGAAACGCTCTTATTTTTAAACTGAACTACCACATCATTTTTGTTTAAATAAAATCCAAAGTCAAAAGCCTTTACCGTTCGTTTCGGGTAACTTCGGCTGACATTTACAACAATGGCTCGAATCATCTCTCCGTCATCGTTGCTTACTTGAATTATATCACCAGCCATAATCAGCAGACGGGTTATGTACTTTTCGTCTATATCGGGAACAGTAAAGTTAAGCGAAACACCAACTGTGTCGAGGTCTTCGCTCCAACTTAAATCCGAAATCAAATTTGTGATGTCAGCTGTTTCTCCGTCCTTGCATAAATTTATTTTATACACCCAAACCACCTACATTCTCAGATGTTTCAAGCAAAGTGCCGTCCGTTAATACTGTGGTGAAAGAAATCTCCAAACCTCGCTTATTTCTCTTACCGCTCCAATCTTTAACTTCACTTATAAGAGGGTGTTTTAAGAGCAACTCTGTGACTTCTCGTTTCAACTCGCTATTCAGATACCCCTCCGGTAAGGTGCGTGTACCGATATAATCATAAACTGAAATACCGAAAACATCAGCTTCACCTTTGGTATAAACCTTGTAGAGGTTTGCTTTGGTTCGCAGAACATTTTGAATGTACTGCTGAACCGTCTGCAACTTACTGCACTCAGACAGCACACAATTTTTGATGATGTGCTGTCCCGTGTTATAATCAAAAAGGAAGTCAATACCTGTTTCTTCCGTATCATTTTCAGCTGCCCTTGTTTCAATAAAACTTGTTGGAAACATATCATTCCTCCAAATAAATATATAAATCCTCTATGCTCTCAAACTTGCCGAGAACATACAAACATTGATTATCATTTCCCGCAATACAAATAAATTTGTCACCGATATTCACGGGGTATTCCTGCACATAAAGTTCACCAGTTGTTACTCCCGTACCTCCGTTTATCAAACCTTTGAAGTTAAAAAATTCCGTAAAATCAAAAGGTGTGCCGTTGTAATAAATGCGGATATTCACGGGAGTAAGGCTTGTCACCTCGCCAACGCAAATACCAACCCTTACGGGATTGTTGCGTTTTTGGAACTCCTGTGCAAGCCTTACATAGTTATCACTCAATAGTTGAAAGCACGGTAATTTCGGTGAAAGTAAACGGCATACTTCTTGTGACCACCTTTTTAGCCTCCCAGTCAATTGGAGAAATTTCCGTGAACTGTACACCCGTAATCATATATCTTTCAACACCGCCCGTATTCGGGTTGGTAAGGCTTGCAATTATTTTGTAATCGGGTGTCAAGCCTTTCTGATAAGCCGCAATCAAGTCGGCATCAATCATTGTGTTAATTCTTGCACCCTCAAGCGTTCCCTCGCCATCGTAGCCAACATAAATGTGATGTGAGCAATAATCACCGACAGGACTAAAATCTTCATACTGACCTGTCATTTTGATATTGATTTTGTTGATTTCATAAAGAAATGTATTGTTGAGGAATACCTCGCCACTCGTTCCTTTCAAAAACTTGTTGTCATCAAACATTTACCATTCCTCCTTATTCCATTGTTACAGTGAACTTCAAGTTCTCCATACAATTCAAGATTTTAATATCGCAAGCAATAAACACGCTTCGCTTGAAAGACATACTTCTGACCTTATCGTCAGACCAATCCTCCGCTTCGGATTTACCTGTTCCCAGCCAAGCGGAACGCTGTGCGTCAACATCAATTTCAGCAAAGTTATCGTATTCATCATCAAGCACATCTTCGCCGGCAAGACTGCGGAGATACTCGTTCACAGCACCAATAAACAACATCTGATATTTGTGCTTATTTTTGAATGAACCCTGATATGTACTCTTAAACTCGGTGCGAATATCATCACGAATGAGGTTCATAGCTTCAACGGTTTCAATGTACTGCATATCCTCTGTGGCGGTGTTTCCGTTCAAAGTTACAAGCGAATTTATACCGCTGACAATTCTAACTCCGTCAACCTCATTTGTGAGAACAAGCTGACCGCTGCTGACGGCAGTATCAACATCATCAACCTCCGTCACCTCGGATAAGTCCGTACAGAGGTAGTTTGTACAACCCCTTGTGATATTGCAAGATGCAAGAATACCTAAGATATTAGGCAAATATTCTGGTGCGGAAACTTCATCTCCGTCACTGTCATACACGGTCTGATTAAAATATACATACTGCTTGCAATCAACACCCTTTGTTGTACCGACAGCCTTATATGTATAGCCTTGCTTTTCCATACTCTTAACCCAACTCGCCAAATCGTCCTGTGTCGGTGACTCCTCATCGGCGAAAGCAATCCAACCCGTACTCCTTGCCGACCTTATATAAGGTGCAAAATCGGCAAATTTTACGCTTGAACCGCTTATCACAACAACCTCGTAAGGTGCGTAGCTTAAGCAATTTTTAATGTACTGAATATTAGTATCGGAATAGAGTGTTTCATCTATATCCGCAACACTTTTGTAAACCTTTGTAACAAGTCCGTCCGAACCAAGCACCTTGACGGAAATATAGTAAATAAAGGTGTTTGAAGTGCCTTTCGTGATTGTGTGACTACCTTTGCTTAATGCAATTTCGGTCTTGCCGCTTGCCGCCACGGTTGTTGCTTTTCCGTCAATGGTTATTGTCGGTGATGAAGTACCCGTTGCCGATGTAATAACCGTCATTGTGCCGTCACTCGGTGTTGAAAATGTTATGCTTGTTGCACTTTCAAACTTGACAGGGTTGGTGTAGCTGACGCTACTTACCTTAACCTCTGCAGCGGTTGTTGAAACCTCGCCGTCAACTGTTGCATTTAATGTGTTAAGGTTCGTATTGCTGTTCCACTCATAAGTTTTCTCTTTCGCAAGAGTGGAATCGTTCAAAAGCAGAATAGCCGTGCCACGCTCACTACGCTGAATGAGCGTTGTTGCTAACTGCTTAAATGTAATTGAAATAGTTGGTTTTGTAGCCATTAAATTTCCTCCTCAATATAAAGTTCTTCCATATTTTCAAAGTCGCTTTCGTCTATAAACTCAGTTCCGATTTCAAAATCAAAACTGCAGTTAAATATGCCGTCCGTAACCTTTTCAAAATCCACATCGTCAATATAAACACAGCAAGTTTCTTTGATAAAGAACGGCTCTAAAAAAGAAAAAGCCAGTTTATCCTCGATTTCAAAAATCTCGGATTTGCTGTGCTTTCTGTCCGATGCGTAAAAATATATATTAAAATAAACTCTCACTTGCCTTAGTGCCGATGAATAAAGTCCCGATTTTGCCGTATTCATAAAAATTTTGAATGACGGTCTTATAACGGGTTCTTCCATATCACTATCAACAATCGGAAGTTCCGTTACATCCGAAATATGTTTACAGACGGCTTTGAAAATGTCTTTTAATGTAATCATTTTTCACCTCAATTATTCAGCGGTTCGGTTATCTTATCCGAGAACTTCTCGCAATCCTTATCGTAGTCACCCTCAAAATCATCTGCCGCAGACTTGAAAATGTGATAACCTCTCACATATTTGCCTGTGCGTTCACCATTGTGTGTGACCATTTCGTGACCATATTCAATAAGGTGTCCGTGGTGTGCGGGTGAACCGGAGTAAACACGGATGCTATCTGCTCCGTTACCGCTGTATTTGTAATACTTGCCACGGCGTATGCCTTTTTCATAATTACCCGTCTTTTTATTTACTACGGAACTTGCCTTTTGCTTAGTTTTCTTTTTCAGCTTGTTGCCCTCGGACTGCATAAACTTTTTTACTTCCATTGGATATGCCTTGCTCACCATATCCAATGTTTCGGCAACCTCGTCAAGTCCGTCAAATTCAAATAAAGCCATAGGCAACACCTCCTTTTTTGCATGAAAAAGCCGCTTGCTTTACACAAACGGCTTAACATATATTTATTATTTATCATCATAGTGGTCTTTACAAGAATAAATTTCAATCACATCATTTGAAAGAATCCTGTACACAAGTCTATCTTTTTCATTTATTCTTCTTGAAAAATATCCTTGATAATTTCC